TGGAACAGGTATGGAGGCAGCCAATGAGCGAGCGCAGCGGTTCGATGCGTGACGTGATGCCGACCGTGGCTCGATGGATCGACGAGCTGCGACGCGTTTTCGGCGCCGATCAGGTCGATCCGAGCATTCGGGCTGGTATGCGTGGCGAGCCGAATCGGTTTCATGCGCGCGAAGCGGGCAATGAGGTTGGCACACCATTCGAGGGGAGTGCGCAGTGACGGCATGGAGCGAGACGGACGTCCACGAAGCCCTGGTGCGCTGGGGCGCCATTTGCGCGCGCGCGGACGATGGCGGCCTCGGCTACCCAGCCCAGTCCGTCGGGCTCCACGAAATCAAGGCGCGTCCGTATCGCGCCCTCGAGCCATGCGAGTTCACCGCTGGCGAGTTCGAGGCGCTGGAACGCGCCATCGGCTCGTTGGAGGAGTCGCTCAAGGTGGTGGTGCTGTGCTACTACAAGCCCGGACACCTGCGCAGCGCTTGGCCCGCCATTGGCGTGGATGCCCGAGGCCGTGCACGCTCGCCGTCGGTGCGCGCCATCGCGGCATTCCTCCTGGTCGCCAAGCATGTTGTGGAGGCACGACTCACTCGCGCGCGTCGGAATATCGCAATGCGCTTGACGGACATTGCCAATTCGGACAAAATCGCCGCAATTCGATAGCATAGAAAAGCTGTCACTAGGCCCCGCACCGAGCAATCGTTGCGGGGCTTTTTTGTTGGAATCGCGATGGACAACAGAAGACCCGCACGGAGGCGAGTTCGGCGGGTTTTTCGCTTTTCGGCCGCCGCGCTGGTCGATCGTCTCGATACGCTCACCGCATCGCAGCAGGCCCTCGTGGCGGCCATGACCGAGCTCGCCAGATCGATCGCCCTGCTCGCGCAGTCCTTGACCGAAGACGATTTGCCGGGCTCGTCGGATAAGACGCTGGACGATTGATGCCCGCGCGCGCACCGATTCACCGGCCGAAGCGCTCAGGGGCGAAGGTCCATGGAGCGGACTGGTCGAAGCCCTGGGCGAAGAGCAACGCACCGCCTCGGTTGTCCGGTCGACCGCTGCAACGCGCGCGTGCCCGGCTATTCACCGCTGATCCGCTGTGCACCGAGTGCCGCAAGCAGGGACGCATCACGGCGGCGACGCAGCGCGACCACGTCGTTGCCCTGGCCGAAGGCGGCACGGACGACGAAGCGAACATCCAGGGGCTGTGCGACCAATGCCACCGAGCCAAGACGCTGCGCGAGGCCGCGCGAGGGCGGGCGGGGGGCGGTCAAAAGTCTGGCGCCTGAGGAACGGAAACCGGGCGCCAAGTCAGTTTTCTGTGCGCGCAGGTTTCGGCAGGGGGGTATTGGATGGGGCAGCGAGGACCAGCACCGAAGCCGACCGAGCTGCGGGTGCTCGAGGGCAATCGCAGCCACCGCTCGATCAGCCTCGATGCGACCTTCCGGCCCGAGGTCGGCGCGCCTGACGCGCCGCGCTGGCTCACGAAGGAGGCGAAGAGGGCGTGGCGACGGTTGCTGCCCGAACTCGTGCGCTACAACCTGGTGTCGACGCTCGAGCGCGACATGCTCGCAATGCTGTGCCAGTCGATCGGCCGAATGGAGCTGCTCGAGCGCGCTCTCTCGGCGAAGATGAGCGCACTCGAGGCCGGCGGACATGAGGCGGTGGCTGCGCTCGTCGGCCATACGCAGACCGGCTACGAGATGCAGGGCGTGTACTACCAGCTCCTGTCGAAAGAGCAGGAGAAGGTATTCAAGCTGCTCGCGGAATTCGGGCTGAGCCCGGCGCAGCGCGCTCGTGTGGCGACCGCGGTACGCCAGCAGTTGCAGCTCTTCGAGGGCGGCAAGCCTGCGCCGGATGGTGGCGACGCCCCGAAGGGATTCGCGGACTTCCGGTGAGCGGCGGGTATCTGGCCCGCGCGAAGGCGTACGCGCAGCGGGTCGTCGACGGAACTGAAGTCGCCGGGCGCCTCGAACGGCGCATGTGCGAACGGTTCTTCCGCGATCTCGATCGCCAGGGCGCGGATGGCTTTCCGTATGTGCTAGACGAGGCGGCCGGCTCGCGCGCATGCGTGTTCCTCGAGCTGCTGCCGCACATCAAGGGGCAATGGGCCCGCCCCGTATACCTGGACGGCCAGCTGCAGCACGGACGTCTGGTGCTCGAGGACTGGCAGGCGTTCGGCGTCCTGCAGGTGTTCGGCTGGAAGCACCGCGAGACGGGCCTGCGGCGGTTTCGGCGCTGGTATGAAGAGGTCGCGCGAAAGAACGCGAAGTCGACGAAGGCCGCGGGGATCCTGCTCTACATGTTGGCGGCTGACGGCGAGCCTGGCGCGCATGTCTACTCTGCCGCGACGACCGGAGACCAGGCGCGCGAAGTGTTCGACGTGGCGCGCAACATGGCGCTGCGGCTGCCCGAGTTCCAGCGTCGTTTCGGGGTTGACGTCGGCAAGCACGACCTGGTCGTCGCCGACACCGCATCGAGTTGTCGCCCGCTGAACGCCGAGGGCTCCACGCTCGACGGCCTGAATATCCATTGCGCCGTGGTCGATGAGCTGCATGCGCATAAGACACGCGCGGTTTATGACGTGCTCGACTCCGCGACGGGCGCGCGGAGCCAGCCGCTGATCATGATGATCACGACGGCGGGAAGTGATCGCGCAGGCATCTGCTACGAGCAGCGCGATTACACCATCAAAGTCCTCGATGGTGTCATCGAGGATGAGAGCTGGTTCGGCGCGATCTTCACGCTGGACGAGGATGACGACTGGCGCGACCTAGCGACGTGGCGCAAGGCGAACCCGAACCTCGGCGTTTCGGTGATCCGGGAAGACATGGAAGCGGCGGCGCGCAAGGCGATGGCCACGCCCTCGGCGCAGGCAGGATTCCTGACCAAGCGCCTAAACATCTGGGTCAACGCCGATAGCGCATGGATGGACATGCAGGCGTGGGATCGATGCGCCGACAGGTCGCTGACCATCGAGCGCGTAAAGCACCTGCCATGCGTGATCGCGCTGGACCTGGCGAGCAAGGTTGACGTCGCGGCAAAAGTGCGACTCTTTCACGATGTGGCCGAGGATCGGTACTTCCTGATTCCGACCTTCTGGCTGCCCGAGCGGGCGATCGAGGTCGGCGCGAACAGCCAGTACGACGGCTGGCGCCGCAGCGGTCACCTGCAGGTGAGCGATGGCGAGGTGATCGACTTCGATGCGATCGAGGACGACATCCGGGCCGACGCCGCCGCGCTCGATCTGGTCGAGGTGCCCTTCGACCCGTGGCAAGCGACGCAGCTCGCGGGGCACATGCTGGATGAGGGCGTGCCGATGGTCGAATATCGGCAGACGGTGCAGAACATGAGCGAGCCGATGAAGCAGCTCGAGGCACTGGTGCTGCAGGGCAAGCTCACGCATGACGGGAACCCGATGATGACGTGGATGGTCAGTAACGTCGTGTGCCACCGGGACGCGAAGGACAACATCTACCCGCGCAAGGAACGCCACGAAAATAAGATCGACGGGCCGGTCGCCGGAATCATGGCGATCGGCAGGGTGCTCGCCGGCGATCAGGAGAGCCGCCCTCCCGAGGTCATCCTGCTGTGATCACTTGGGCCGAGGTGCAGGCGCGCGCCGCGCAGCCGCCGCGCGTGCTGAACGAATGGCGCGCGCAGCGCGTGCGCGCTGACGCCTCCAGCCTCACGATCGACGATCTCGCGCGTCTGTACGACGCCCCGGGTGGATTGTCGCGGATCGACGAGCGCACCGCGATGCGGGCCTCGGCGGTCTATGCGTGCGTGGCGCTCATCGCCGGCAAGGTGGCCGCGCTCCCGCTGCAAATCAACGAGCGCACTCCGGATGGGCCACGGCGGCTCGAGCAGCTGCATGACTACTGGTGGCTGCTCAATGAGCGCCCGCACCCTGGCCTGTCGGCCACGACGTTCTGGCGCTATGTCGTCGAGTCGATGATGCTCGCGGGCGACGGGTTCGTGGAGATCGTCCGCTCGCATCCGAGTTCATCCGTCGTCTACAGGCTCAAGCCACATCATCCACGCCGTGTGGATCCGTTCATTGATTCGCGCGGCGTCAAGCTGTTTCGGATCGCAGAGGACGGCCGGCAGCGCGCTGTCAATGAAGCCGACATGCTGCACTTCGCCACCGGCTTCGGCTGGGACGGGCTGCGGTCCATGAGCCCCATTCAGTACGCGGGGCAGACGGCCATCGGGATCGCGCTCGCCGCCGACGAGTATTCCGCGCGGTTCTTCCAGAATTCGGCCCGACCCGACATTGTGCTGACGACCGACGGGAAGCTGAGCCCGGAGCAGCAGCAGCAGATCCGTACGGCGTGGGCGTCCCGACATCAAGGGCCGACGCTCTCGCACCTGCCGGCCGTGCTATCCGGCGGGCTCAAGCTCGAGAAGATCACGATGAGCGCCGAGGATGCGGAGCTGATCGCGACTCGCGGTTTCCAGATCGAGGAGCTCGCGCGCATCTGGGGTGTGCCGCCCTTCATGATCGGTCACAACGAGAAGACCACGTCTTGGGGCTCCGGCGTCGCCGCGATGGGCGCCGGCTTCGTGCGGTACACGCTGGAGAACTATACGGACCCCATCGAGAATGAGATCAACCACAAATTCTGGCCGAGCCGCCAGCGCCTGTACGTAGAGCACGATACGACGCAGATCGAGCGCGCCGAGCTGAAGGACCGGTTTGCTGCATATCGCGTCGCGCTGGGCCGCGCCGGAGAGCCGGCATTCATGACCGTGAACGACGTGCGCCGACTCGAGCGCCTGCCAGCCGTGCCGGGCGGTGATGAATTGAATCGCGGGACGCAGCCTGCACAGCCCACCAAGGAAGCTGATGATGAAGAACCGTCTCCTGACACTGCTCGCGAGTAATCGCGGACGGTCCATCCAGCCGCGGCAGGCGATCGTCGCGCAAAGCGATGAGGCGACGCTGTACATCTATGACGTGATCGTCTCGTCCGAAGCCGAGGCGCAGTGGTTCGGTGGGGTCGCCGCAGAGACGCTCGCGAAGGAGATTCGGGGGCTCTCCGTCTCCACGATTCACGTGCGCATCAACTCGCCTGGCGGCGGCGGTTTCGGCGGTCAGACGATCGCCAGCGCGCTGCGAGATTCCAGGGCGCGCGTCATTGCTCATGTCGACGGCCTGGCGGCGAGCGCGGCTACGATCGTCGCCACGGCCGCCGATGAGATCGTGATGGCCAAGGGTTCGATGTACATGGTGCATCGGGCGTGGCTTTATATGGTCGGCAACATGCATGACTTGCTGGATGCGGCCTCGCTGCTCGAGAAGTTCGATCGATCGATGGCGGAGCAGTATGCCGGCCGCACCGGCGAATCGGTCGAGGACATGCTCGCCGTCATGGATGTCGAGACATGGTTCACCGCCGAGGAGGCAGTGGAGGCTAAGTTCGTGGACCGCATTGCCGACGACGAGCCGAAGGCCAAAGCGGAATGGGACCTCTCGGCATACATCAATGCGCCGGCGTCGCAGCCTGTCGCACTGGAGCAGTCGCAGGAACATCGAGATCGGCAGCAGCAGCGAGTGAGGCTGCTCGATCTCGCACCGATCGGATAGCGCTCTCGCGCACCGAACAAGGGGCCCTTTGGGGCCCTTTTCTTTTTCCACTCTCGAAAGGAAATAAGCCATGAAATTGGCTCAACTGCGCGAGCGACGCAACGCCAAGGCAAAAGCCGCTCACGAACTGAACGCGAAGTACCCGGCGGACAAGCGCATGTCGGCAGAGGACGCCGCGGCGCTCGATGCGCTGCTGGCCGAAGTCGAGGCGATCGACGACGAGATCGCGCGCGAGCAGCGGCTCGCGCAGCTTGCCATCGAGGAGAATCCGCAGGCCGAGCACGAGGCGCTGCTTAACGCGTCGACTCGCGAGCCGGGCCGGCAGGGACCGGGGGCGGCCGCGTTGCGCTCGTTCCTCGCCGGCGGCCTGTCGGCGCTCTCGCGCGAGCAGCTCTCCGAGATGCAGGCGCGCGTGAACACGGACATTCGCGCGGCGATGTCCACGACCACCCCGTCCGAGGGTGGCTACACGACCGCGCCCGAGTACCAGCGCCAGCTCGAGGAGGCGATGAAGGCGTTCGGCGGCATCCGCCAGGTGGCCACCACCATCCGCACGGCAACGGGCGTGCAGATGAACTTTCCGGCGGCGGACGCCACCGCCGAGGAGGGCGAGATCGTCGGACAGAACGCCGCGGTTTCGGCTCTCGACACGACCTTCAGCAACTTGACGATGGACGTCTACAAGTACAGCTCGAAGAAGATCGCGCTGCCCTTCGAGCTGCTGCAGGACACGTTCATCGACATCGAGGCGTACATCCAGGGACTGCTTGCCGTGCGGCTTGGTCGCATCACGGCCAAGCACTTCACGGTTGGCACCGGAACGACCCAGCCGCATGGCATCGTCGTCGGATCGACGCAGGGCGTCGCCGGCGGCGCCGGCACCGCTACCTCGGTCACGTACGACCTGCTCGTCGACCTCGAGCATTCGGTCGATCCTGCGTATCGCTCGGCGCCGGGCGTCGGATTCATGATGCACGACACGACGATCAAGGCGCTGCGCAAAATCAAGGACGGCAACCAACGTCCGATTTTTGTGCCTGGGTACGAGCAGGGCAATCCCGCTGGCGCGCCGGATCGATTGATCGGCCGTCCCATCTACGTCTCGCAGGAGATGGCGGCCATGGCGGCAAACGCGAAGTCGATCCTGTTCGGGCAGTTCTCGAAGTACCTGATCCGCAACGTCATGGATCTGACGCTCTTTCGCATGACCGACTCGGCATTCACGCTGAACGGGCAGGTGGGGTTCGTCGCGTTCATGCGGAGCGGGGGGCGTCTCATTGATGTCGGCGGCGCGGTCAAGCATTACGCCAACGGCGCGACCTGATCTATCTGATGTTTGAATCGCGGCCCGCTTGACCAGCGGGCCGTTTTCTTTTGGAGCCACCGATGAAGCACTTCCGTCACTTCCTTGCCGGCCTCGTGCTGGCCCTGACCGCTCTTGCGCCCCAAGTTCAAGCCCAGTCGCTCACCGACGCCGCCGAGAATGCGATCGTCGACGCGATGTTCCGCGCTCAGGCGCTCGGTGTACCGTCCACGTTCTACGTCGCGCTCGATACGACGGCCTGCAGCGACTCGACCGCCGGCACCGAGGTCAGCGGCGGTAGTTACGCGCGCGTCGCGGTCACCAGTTCGCTCGCGAATTGGGCAGGTACGCAGAGCGCCGGCAGCACGACCGCATCGACTGGCACCGGCGGCCAGACGAGCAACAACGCCGTCATTACGTTCCCGGTGCCGACCGCGAATTGGGGTTCCGTGTCGCACTTCCGGTTGGTATCGGCATCGACCGCCGGCACGACGTGGTTCTGCCAGGCACTCACCACTCCGAAGACCGTCAACAACGGTGATGCTGCCCCGAGCTTCGCAATCGGGGCCATGACGTTCACGTTCCAGTGAGGCCACGATGAGAGCGCTTATTTCCGCCGCGACGCTCATCGCGCCGCTCGTGCTGGCGTCATGCGCGCAGGCGCCGGTCCAACTTGCATCCACGCCGCAGCGCGATACCGGTGTCATTGCGGTGGCCACGCTGGCGCCGCTCGGGTCGTTCGAGTGGCAGGTCGCGCCCGACTACACCCGGCTTGCTGTCACGCGTCGCTTGGCTGCGCGTCTCCTCGCACAGGGCCGAATCAGCGTCGAGGTCGCCGAACAGGTACAGGTCGAGGCCGATGCAGCTCGCAGGCTGCTCGATGCTGCGGTCGCCGTCGGCAGCGGTGCCGCGAATGTCGCCCAGGCGCGCGAGCACATCGCCCGCGCGCAGAAACTCGTGGAGGTCCCGCGATGAAAATCGAAGACGCACGCGCGTTCGCGCAGGCGCTGCTGGCGGCTTGCGACGCCGCGCAAGCCGCTGGGCAGACCGAGGTCGCCCTCGATCCGTTCGTCGCAGACGACGACGCCGCGCGCACCGAGCTCGATGACGCCATCGCGCAGGCCAAGGCGCGCAAGACGGGCGGCCAGCGGTAGTGCGCCTGGCTGATCTTCCGCGCACCGTCGTCATCGGCGGCAAGCGCCCGCGCGTGCGGCGCGTGCGCCTCGATCCGATGGGTAGCGCTACCGAGCTGCAGGCGAGGCTCGATGCGTGTCGCGAGGCGCTCGGAGCGGCGCAAGAGCTTTACCGCGAAACGCTGGGCGTGATCGTTCTGATGTGCAACCCGAAGGGCGTGGATGCGCGCCGCATGCTCGAGCGCACCTGCGAGATCGGACGTGAGTTTCTGGCCGCGGCTGGCGCGCGCAGATGGGAGCGCCCGAGCACCTATCGACATCGACCGCTGCCCGCGGGTAGGCGCAAAGGAGCATTGAAATGACCCTGGGTGAATTTCTCCTGGCCATGATCGCGCGGTTCGATGCGCAGATCGCGGCCGTCAACGCGAGGATCGAGAGCATGAGCACGACGCAGCCCGGCATGACCGATGTGGAGGCGCAGGCGTTCGCCGACCTGAAAGCGACAGTCGCGACGCTCACCGAGCAGATGGTTGGCGTGCGCGAGGCGGTCAGCACGATCGTCCAGACGCAGGCCGCGCACGCGGAGGCCATCAGCGGAGTGCATTCGCGCCTGGACCAGCAAGCGCAGGCGCTCGCCAGCATGCAGCAATCGTGGGGCACGCTCCCCGAGCTGCCGGCGCTGCCCGGCGCGCAAGCATGAAAGCGATCCTCGGCGCGCTGCTCGCGGCAGTGGCGCTCGCGGTGCAGGCGCAGGTGACGCCCGCACAGCTCACGGCCTACGTGACGCAGCTCGGCAACCTGGCGATCGCGCAGGACGCGCAGATCAGGGCCCTGCAGGCCAGGGTCGCGGAGCTCGAGACGCGCGAGGCCAAGAACCGCGAGAACATCAGCCACATCATCGCGCACGCCGACGTGATGGTGCGCTATGCCGTGGGCCTGGAGTGCTGGTTCAACAAGAACGTACCGTCGATCCTGACCGCGTTCTCCTGGGTCAAACCTTTCGAGCTGGGCGCGATCGCGTGCCCGCCGGAGGATCAGCGCTACTACCTGCCGTACTACCTGAGCCCCGACGGGCCGGTCCTGCCGCCCGCGCAGTAGCACTCCGATGCCGACGATCACAACGACCGAGCTGGGCGCGGCCGGCCGCTACGTCGACTTCGGTGACCCGGCGTCGCTGCGCGACCTCGGCGCGCAGACGATCCTCGCGTATTGCCGGCCGACCGCAGCCGGCGAGGGCAACCTCGGGTATCTCATCAGCAAGCAGGTCGGCTCGACCTCCTGGAAGCCTCGCCTGATCGGTTCGGCGGGCTCTGCGTGTTGGGTGCTGGGCGGAGCGAGCGGCGGCGGACTCAACCCCGATGCCGAGACGACCAGCGGATCGCTCGTGTTCGGCGAGTGGGTGCATCTCGCGGCGACCTACGACGGCGGCCTGCTCGCGAGCGGGATGCGCTTCTTCATCGGCCAGAACGGCGCGACGATCACCGAGCACACCGGCCGCTCGAACACGTACGACGGAACGGGCTCGGTCGACTCCAACGCGGGCGGGATCTGCACGCTGCTGAACCGCCACAATCGCGGGCGCGCGTTCGTGGGCGACGTGGCCTACGTCGCGTACTGGAATCGCATCCTCTCGCTCGGGGAGTTGGTCACCGCGCAGGCGAACGGCCCGCTCTCGGTGCCCAGCGGTCTGGTGCTGTGCTGGGCCAATCAGCAGGACTACGGCCCGAACAGCCTCGCGCCCACGGGCCGCAGCACTTTCGTCGCTGGTGCGGTGCCGCCGAATACGGCGCTGGGCGGTGGCGCCGCGGCGGCGCTTGCCGGCGACGCAGTGGTATCGGTGCAGGGCAGCGGCGCGCTGCCGACGACGCATGCACTCGCAGGCGACGCGACCGCGGCCGTGCAAGCTGCGGGCGCCTTCGCCGAGCAAACGACGTTGCTCATCACCGACGTGGATGCGGGCAACGCCAATCCGGCCACGTCCGAGGTCACCGACGCGGGCACGGCCACGCCGACGATCGAGGTGCAGCGGCGCACCGGCGCTGATGGCGATGGCGGATGGAGGCACTTCCTCTTCGCGGTCGAGGGCGTCGAGGGTAAGGTGCCGGTGTTCCGCTGGGCCAAGGCGAGCCACCGGTTCGGCGGTGGCTTCACAGGCGCCTGGGCGCCCGTGTACACCACCGATTGGATCACGTGGACCAAGGCCGCGTCGCGCACGATCGGCGCGACCTGGATCGAGTGGGGTTTCGCCGATCCGCTGCCTGCCGGTCGCGTCTACGTTGCCTCGCATCCGCTCGGGCAGCAGGCGCATGCGGCGCCGTTCGCGGCGTACCTGCTGGCCACCTACCCGACGGTGGCTGCGCCAACGCCGTCGGCCGACGCATCGGGCATCTGCAACACGACGCCCGCCGAGTCGGACGATCTCTCGCGTGCCGTGGGCGCCAACGCACAGTACGCGATCAAGCTCGCGTGGCCCGGCCCGACGACGGACGGCGAGCCGAAGCGCAAGCTCGTCGTGCTCGCGGGCATGCATGCAGCCGGCGAAGCGCACTCGTGGCTCGGGTTCACGTCGGCGGTGCAGTGGATGCTGTCGGATTCCTCGGCCGAGGCCGCGGCGTTCCGCAGCAACTGGGACGTTCTGCTCTATTTCAATGTCACCGCGAACGGCCTGCGCGGTGGCAATGCGCGATGGAACTTCCGCTCGAGCCAAGATCCGAATCGAGACTGGAAACTGAGCGGTTCGAGCACGCTGGCCGAGATCACCGCACTGCGAGCTGCGATCGAGTCCGACACCGGCGGCGCTGCGAACGTGCTGTATTCGTTCCACGGTGCCGCGGACAAAGCCTCGAGGTTCAACATCTACGTGATGGCGCCCGACATCGACGCGGGCACGCGCCGGCCGATCATGCAGGCCTTCATGACGTTGGGTACGTCGATCTTCGGCGTGGCGAACGCGAATACGCCATACGCCGAGACCAGCACCGAATTCTGGTGGGGCTATGCCAAGCTCGGCTGCGCGCTGTCGTTCCCTGTCGAGCTGCAGGCGTTGGGCGAATCGAGCCAGGCAGAGGCCGAGTTCGTTGGCCGCGCATGGATGCAGACCTTGCAGGCGCTGGACGCCGCCGAATGGTTCGCCGGCGCCGCGCTCGCGGCCGCTCCCGCCATCTCCGTGCAGGCCGGTGGCGCGCTCACGACCGCGACTCAGATCGTCTCCGCCGCAATCATCGCGACGACGGCCACCGGCACGCTGAGTACCGGTGTGCAGCTCGATGCCGCCGCGGCCTCCGCTGCGCTCGCCGCGGGCGCGCTCACGGTGCAGCTCCGCCTGCGCGCCGATGCACTGGCCGCCGCGGTCGCTGCGGCCGGTCTCACAGCCGCGCTGCGGCTCGCCGCATCCGCGCAGGCCGGGGCGCAGGCCTCGGGCGATCTCACCGCGGCTGGCGAGGGTGCCGCACTCGCCGGCAATGCCGCGGCGGCAGCGCTCGCCACCGGGTCGATCACGATCCAGATCCGCCTGGCGGGCGCCGCGCTCGCCTCGGCGATCGCCCAGGGCGTGCTCGCCGGCAGCGCGGCGACGCTGCAGGCCGATGCGATCGCCGCCGCGCTGGCCACGGGCGACATGGAAACGGCGGTGCGGCTCGCGGCCTCGGCGCTCGCCTCGAGCGCGTCCACGGGCGCCCTCACCGCGCCGGGCGCCGGCGGCGCCCTGCAGGCCGACGCGCAGGCGATCGTCATCGCCGAGGGCGGGCTCACCACCAGCATTCTGGTCGCCGGCGCCGCTGCGGTGGTCTCGCAGGTCACCGGCACGCTGGATGTCGGGCTGACGCTGCGCGCGAGTGCCTTCGCCGCAGCGGCGGCCGACGGGATGCTGCTCACGCAGATCCAGCTCAATGCAGCGGCGCTGGCCGGGGCGCTCGCACGCGCGACGCTCACCACGGCAGGGCCGCCGCTCGCAACCCATGGTGCGCGCCGGCCCGGGCAGCGCGGCCGGCAGGCCGTCAATCAGCGGAGGCCGCGGCAATGGGCCTAAGAGTCGTCATCGCGCCGACCGTGGAGCCGGTCACGCTCGAGGAGGCGAAATTGCATCTGCGCGTCGAGCATGACGCCGAGGACACGCTCATCTCCTCTCTCATCTCCGCCGCGAGGGGACAGTGCGAACATCTGTTGGAGCGCGCGATCGCGCGGCAGACGCTCATGCTCGCCATCGACGAGTTCCCGGCGGATGGTATCCGGCTGCCATGGCCGCCGATCGTGACCATCGATTCCCTTGCCTACGTGGATGTCGACGGCATCGAGCAGACGATGCCGCCAGCAGGCTACTACCTCGACGAGGCGCAGGAGCCATGCTGGCTGTTGCCCGCCTATGGCTCGAGCTGGCCGAGCGCCAGAATCGAAGCAAACGCGGTGCGGGTGACCTACCAGGCCGGCTATGCCGAGTGCCCAGCCGAAATCAAGGGCTGGCTGCTGCTCACGATCGGCACGCTCTACGCCACGCGCGAATCGGCTTCGGATCGGCCCGCTCAGCCCAGTCCCTTCGTCGATCGACTCATCGACCGTTGGAGGGTGTACGGATGAGCGCAGGGCGTCTGCGTCATCGCGTCACGATTCAGCGGCGAATCGAGACGCGCGATCCGATCACAGGCGCCACCTCGTACGGCTGGGCGGACGTGGCCACGCTCTGGGGCGCTGTCGAGCCGCTATCCGCGCGCGAGTTCATCGCCGCGCAGGCCGCGCACTCGCAGGTGTCGGCGCGCATCACGATCCGGTTCCGCGACGACATCACGGCGGCGATGCGCGTGCTGCACGGCGCGACGGCGTATGACATCGAGGGCGTGATCCCGGACGCCCGTTCCGGGCGCGAGTGGCTGACGCTGCCGGTCTCCACGGGGGTGCGTGATGGCGCATGACACGCAGACGCTGCACGGGCTGGACGACCTGCTCGCGAAGCTCCAGGCGCTGCCGCCGGAGATCGTAAGCAAGTCCGGCGGGCCGGTGAAAACCGCCCTCAGGAAGGGCGCGAAGGTCATCGCCGAGGAGGCGGTGCGAAACATTCGCGCGATCGTCTCGGACGACCCGCACTACGTATCGACGGACCAACTGGCGAAATCGGTGGTCGTGCGTCGCGATCCACGCCCGCAGAGGTCCGGCGCGAACGAGCGCTTCCGGGTGATGCTCGCGCGCAAGAAGTACCCGGGGCGCAACCTCGGCACGATCGCCACGGGGCGGTACCTGGAGTTCGGCACCGAGAAGCAGCGCCCGACGCCCTGGCTCACGCCGGCCTATCTCGCCAAGCGCCAGGCCGCGCTCGATACCGTCGTGCGCGAACTGCGCATTGGCGTCGATCGAGCGATTCGCAAGGCATCGAGGCGCTGATGTTGCCGCTCGTCTATCCGGTGCTCATCGGAGATGCCGCGGTCTCGGCGCTCGTCGCCACGCGTATCTATCGACACGGTCGCGCGCCGCAAGAAGTGGCCGTGCCCTATATCACATGGTCCATCTCGGGTGCGCCGGAGAACGCCTTCGAGGGGCCGGACCACGATTTCTGCCGCGTGCAGGTCGACTGCTGGTCGGATGACGACGCGCAGCTCGAAGCGCTGGGAAAGGCCGTCCGCGATGCGATGGAGCCGCACGCGCACATGACGCTCTTCGAGGGCACGCCGGATGACACCACCGGCCGCTTCCGAATGATGCTGCTCTTCGACTGGATCGAGCCTCGATAGAGGCTCGCCGCTTCACCACCAGCCGCCTTCGGGCGGCCTTTTCGTTTCTGAAGGAGTTGAAATGGGCACTCCCATCAAGAGCCAGAAGACGGAGCTGTACTGGGCGTCGGGCCCGACGGCGACGTCGCGCGTCGTGGCCGCCGCGAGCATCAATGGGCTGGGCGGCCCGGCCGACCAGATCCCGACCACTACGCTCGACAATGACACCGACCACACATTCCTCGGCGGGCTGGGGAATCCAGGCGCGGTTACGGTCGCCTTCAACGTCCATGCCGGCGAGATCGCACACGAGGCCGTGCTCGCGCTCAAGGACTCCAAGGACGTCGTTTCGTGGGGTATCTATGGCCCCGGGTCGCCGGTGCCGACGGCGGTGGGCTCTGTCATGCAGCCCTCGGTGACCCGGCCCTCGATGATCTTCCAGGGCTACGTCTCCGACATCAACGTCGACATCGGAGAGAACAACGTCTGGAAGGGCAGCATCACCATCCAGCGTAGCGGCGGCCTGACCATCGATCTGCTCGCGCCATGAGCAAGTACGAGTCGTTTTTCGTCTCCGACGAGATCCGCGAGCGCAAGGTCACGCTCGCCGACGGTACCGAGCATCTCCTGCATTTTCGCGAGTTGCCGGCGGTGGAGTTTCGCAAGTTCGGCCTCGCCGAGCGATCCGAGGATGACGACGTCCGGTCCGAAGCGACCGTGCGCCTCATCGCGGCAAGCCTGTGCGAGCCCGACGGCAGCTCGGCGATCACGCTCGAGCAGGCCCGCAAGCTCAAGCCGCATGTCGCAAGCGCCCTGTTCGAGGCGGTGCTGGACGTGAACCGCGTCCGCCGAGGCGAGCAGGGAAACGCATAACGGCCGGCGGCGAGCAATGGTTCTGGCACGTCCTCGCGCTGGCGCTCGGCGGGCGCTCGGTCGCCGAATGGCAGGCGTCCATGACGCAGGCGGAGTTCGAGTCGTGGATCGAGTTCTATCGCCGCTGGCCATTCGACGACCGGCATCGGTACTACCGGCCGGCCGCGTTCATCGCCGCTTCCGCGGGCGCCAAGCTCGAGCAGGCGCTCGACTGGCTGCAACCCGCCGAGCCTATCGACGCGCTCTCGGCTGCGTTCGGCATTCCGGTGAGATGACATGAGCCTTGGCACCATCGTCGTCGATCTGCTGGCGCGCACGGGCAGCTTCGAGACCGACACCAAGCGCGCCGCGAAGCTCGCCCAGCAGCGTGCGAAGGAAATCGACGAAGCGTTCGAGAAGGCCGGCAAGGCGGTCGGCCTGGCGCTCGCCGGCATCGCCACGGCGGCGGCCATTGCATTCAAGTCGACCATCGACCGCATGGATGAGTTGTCGAAGGCCGCGGCTCGCGCATCGATGCCGACCGAGGATTTCTCGCGCCTCGCCTATGCCGCCGACCTGGCCGATGTGTCGATGCAGGACCTGCAGGGGTCGATGGGCAAGCTCGCCAAGGCGCAAGGCGACGCGGCCCAAGGGGCGGCCGAGCAGGAGCGTGCATTCAAGGCGCTCGGGATCGCATATAAGAACGCCGACGGATCGCTGCGCGGCACGAAGGACGTGTTCTTCGACTTCGCCGACAAGTTCAGGAAATTCCAAGGCTCACCGGAGATCGTCACGCTCGGGATGACGATCTTCGGCCGGTCGTTCCAGACCTTGATTCCACTGCTGAAGGACGGTGCACAGGGGCTGAAGGACGCCGGCGCCGAGGCTGATGCATTCGGTGTCACGGTATCGACGCGCGCTGGCCTGCAAGCCGAAGCCTTCAACGACAGCATCACGCGACTCACTAAGGCGATCGAGGGCCTGAAGATCGAACTGGTGCAGGGTCTGCTCCCAGGGCTTCTGGATGTCACCCAGCGCTTTCTCGATGCTCGCGAGGCCGGGCTGGGCTTCATCGACGCGTTCGATATCGCGGCCAACATCAAGGGTTTCATGACGCTGGACGAGAAGATCGCGGACGTCCAGCGGCGCATTGCGGATGTGAAGTCTGGCAAGTGGACCGGGCTGTTCAGCACAGACGGCCTGGCAGACCTCGAGGCACGGCTCGCCAAGCTGACAAAGCTCCGGGATCAGTTCAGCGACAGGGCGATCAACGCTGACATGACCGCCCTCGGCGGGTCGACGCCTGCGCCGCGCGCGAAGCCGCTCAGCCTATTGGGCGGCAGCAAGGCGAAGCGCGATATGACGCCGATCGACATGACCGACGAGCAGCGCACGCTGATCGCCGCGATCGGCCTGTACACCGACATCGAGAAGCGTTCGAAGGACTACGGGCTCACGCTGCAGTGGCTCGACCAGCTGTACTTCGACGGCGCGATCAAGGTCGAGCAGTACGACGTCGCCGTGCAGCAGCTCACGCATTCGACCGAATCGTTCGGTAAGGATGGGGTGGCCGCGATCGAGGCATTTCATGCATCAGTCCTCGCAGCCAAAAAGCCGCTCGACGAACTCGGTGAATTCACGTTGCAGACCGCGCGCAACATCCAGACGCATCTGGGCGATGAGACGTACAACGTGCTCAGCGGAAGGTTCGACGACATCGGCCAACGCTGGCTCGACCTCCTCAATCGCATGATGGCCGACGCGCTGGCCGTGAACCTGTCTCGCGTACTCTTCGGCGACTTCGACAAGAGCGGCAGCCTCGGCGGGTTGTTCGGTCAGGGCCTGTCTCTGCTCTTGGGCGGCGGCGCCGGCGGCGGCACGGGCGGCGGCGGTCCAGGGTTGGGCAGCGGGCTCTCGCCCGGCATGACGAGCGCTGACGACTGGATGCTTGCAGGCCTAGCCGGCCGCCGCGCCGGCGGCGGTGACGTATGGCCGGGCGGGACTTTCCTCGTCGGGGAGCGCGGGCCGGAGCTGTTCAGGCCGGTCACGAGCGGGACCATCGTGCCGAACGAAAAGCTCGCCTCGCCGGGCGAGGCACCGCCCATCATCATTAACATCGCGACGCCGGACGTCGAATCGTTTCGTCGATCCGAGGGCCAGATCGCCGCTCGCCTGTCGTCGATCGCCTCGCGCGGAGCGCGCTTCCGATGAGTTTCGTCGACGCGATCTTTCCCGAACAGTACGCCTACGGCGCGGTCGCGAGCGACGACTGGAAGAACGAGATCGTCGAATCGATCAACCGGCGCGAGGTACGCAACCTGCCGGTCGAACATCCGCGCCGCAGCTGGGACCTGTCGATTCCTGCGCGCACGCACAGCGAGCGCGATGGCATCCACCAGTGGTTCCTCGCGATGCGCGGCGCGCACCACAGCTTCGCCTTCCGGGATTTCGCCGATGACTCTGCGGCACGTCAGGCGATCGGCATGGGTGATGGCATTGCACTCGCGTTTCAGCTCGTCAAGAGCTATGCGATCGGCACAGAGGCCTACGATCGCCCGATCACGCGGCCGGTCACCGCTGGCGTGCGAGTGTGGGTCAACGGCACCGAGCAACTGAGCGGCTGGACGGCGAGCCGACTGACCGGCGAGATCGTCTTCGCCACGGCGCCGGCCGACGGCGCGCTCGTCGAGGCCTCCTGCGCGCAGTTCCATGTGCCCGTCCGATTCATGCAGCCGCGGCTCTCCTGGAGCGCCATCAACCGAAATCTCCGGGCCGGCCTGCTCTTTCGGTGCGACGCGCTCTCGCTGATCGAGGTGATCGGGGAATGAGAGCCGTCGATCCTGCGTTTACGGCGGCGCGCCAGTCGGCGTCGTCGAGCCTGTGCAAGGTCTGGCGTATCGAGCGCCGGGACGGCGTTGTGCTGCGGTTCACCGAGCATGACACGGATTTGGAGATCGGCGGCGAGAGGTACGCCTCTACGGCGAGCTTCGATGCATCCACGATCAAGGCCAGCGGCGACCTTACAGTGGACGACCTCGATGTGCAGGGCGCATTCGACAGCTCGACGATTACCGAGCGCGATCTACTTGCCGGGAACTTCTCCGGCGCGCGCTTCATCGTCGGCGAGATCCTGTGGGACAACCTGGCCGCAGGCATCGACCCGCTGCGCTGGGGCACGCTCGGCCACGTTAAGGCCACTGGCGGCGCATTCCTCGCCGAGCTGCTCGGGCCCACCGCGCCGCTGCAGCAGCCCTATGGAGAGCTCGTGCAGCCGCAGTGCAGGGCGACGCTGGGCGACGTGCGATGCGGAGTCAACTTGGCCGCATACACGCAAACCGGAACGGTCACCGCGGTCACGAGCAAGCGCGTCGTCACGGCGAGCGGCATCACGGTCCCCGGGGGAGACCCCAGCTATTTCCAGCACGGCCTCCTCGCCTGGCTCACCGGCCCGAATGCTGGGCTGCAGATGGAGGTCGCTGAGTGCGACGGCACGACGCTCACGCTCATGCTCGAGATGTTCTCGCTGCCCGAGGTGGGCGATACGTTCGATCTGCCCGCTGGCTGCGATCAGTCCATCGTCATCTGCAACGCGCGGTTCGGAAACCAGCGCCGTTTTCGGGGCGAACCCTACAAGCCGGTGTCCGACGACGTGATCAAGGGGCCGGTGCGATGACTATCACGCGCGCAGCGTTCCTCTCCGAGGCCCGCAGCTGGATCGACGTGCCCTGGGTGCACCAGGGGCGCAACCGGTACGGCGTGGACTGTATCGGGCTCGTGCTCGTGACCTGCTGGGCGCTCGCGCTCACCGATTACGATATCAGCGGCTATGGTCGCACGCCGAACGCAGACATGCTCATGCGCGAGCTGGATGCGCGGGCCCGACGGATCGACCTGGCCAGCGCGCTGCCGGCCGACCTGGTGCTTTCTCGCTTCAATCACGATCCGCAGCACGTCGGAATCCTCACCGACCGCGGTATCCTGCATGCCTACGCGGGCGCCCGCCGTGTAGTCGAGACTGCGCTGCCCCGGTCCTGGCGGCGCCGGATCGTGGCGGCGTACGCCGTGCCCGGAGTCGCCTGATGGCACAGCTCGCCGTCGCTGCCGTGGCGTCATGGGCTGCCGGGTCGGCCGCTGCCGCAGCTGGTATTGCCTCAACAGCGACCTTTCTCGGCATGACGGCGGCCGGTTGGGGGTGGATGGCCGGCTCCGTCATCGGATCGATGCTGTTCGCGCCTGACGCGCCGGACGGCCCGCGCATCGCCGACAAGGGCGTGCGCGCCGGCGCCTACGGCCAGATGATCCCGATCACCGCGGCGACGGTCCGAGTCACCGCAGACCTCCTCTGGTTTTCGGATCTCATCGAATCCTCGGAAGAAGTCGGCGGCAAGGGCGGCGGTGGCGCGACGCAGTGGCACTACGCTATTAACATGCTCGTCCAGGCCTGCGAATCGCCGGAGGGCGAGCCACGCACGCCGCTACACATCTGGGCCAACGGCCGGCTGCTATGGTCGCACGATGGCACGCCCGACGGTGTCGTCGACGACCAACTCATCCAGCGCGGCAACGTGCGGTGGTACGACGGCCAAGACGCTCAGCTGCCCGATCCGGTCTACGAGGCCGCGGTAGGAATCGCGCCTGCGCATCTCGGTTACCTCACGATCATGCTTGAAGAACTGCAGCTCGATTTTTCTGGCAACCGACCGCCGACCATCGAAGTCGAGGTCGCCGAGCATATCGCCGGCGGTGCGACGCAGAGCAACGTGTACACGTCGGGGAATTTTCACAACGCGGGCGAGCCGACAACGGTGCGGGCTCGCGGCTACCTCGCGGTGCTGCGCATCGCATCCGGCGATGTGCGCCTGCGCACGATCCGCGAGTCGGATGGCGTGCTGACAGGCGAGATCACGATCCCGCTGTCGTGGAGCAGCATCGGCGGTATCCTCTTCGACCCGACCTCCGATACGGTGTGGCTGCGCGCCGGCTCTGCGATTCGGGCATACGACATGGCCGGCAATCAGGTTGTCGCCGCGACTCTGCCGAACACCTCTGCCGATTTCGCCTTTTCGGCCTCCGGCTCGCTGTGGGTCTATTCACATGCCGCCTATGCCTGGTGGCGCATCAACAAGCTCAATGGCGCGGTCCTCGAGACGCGGATTGTGTCCACCCGGTTCCTGAGCGGGAACATCGCGGTCGGCATCGCGAACGACGGCGCGATCCTCGCGCGCTACGCAAACAAGATCTACCGGCACACCGGTGTCGGCTCCGACTACGATGTGATCGATCTATCGATCTACTACACCGGTATCAAACGGTCTTGGTATGACGCGGTCAGAGACGAGATCGTCGTACTCGCGAGCAACGGCGCTTCAGCCGTCGCGGCTCGCATCAACCCGATCACGGGCGACATCATCGGCTCGCGTGCGTTCGATGCCACGATCTACTCCACGGCCGAGACGACAGGCGTGGTGTCCTACGATCCGATCGGGCAGTGCATCTGGCACGCGGTGCGCTTCGGGTCGATCGATCGGTTCGACGTGCTCACCGGAAGCATGGCCACCGCCATGTATACGTTCACGCCGGCGGCCTACTTGAACCAGGTCATCGTGCTGCCCAGCGAGTCGGGTATTTTCCTTGCGTGGAACGACACGAGCCTGACCGATTTCACTTATGCGCGCTTCGGCGGCGCCCCGCGCGGCCTGCCGATTTCGCTCGCTGAACTCGTGGAGCGCACCTGCATACGTTCCGGCATGGACCCCGCGAGCATCGATACCACGGAACTCGACGACTCGATCGCCGGCTACAGCATCACGCGACAGTCGACCGGCCGCGCGGTGATCGATCAGCTGCGCAGCGCGTACTTCTTCGACGGTGTCGAGAGCGGCCTCAGCTACGCCTGGCGCAAGCGCGGCAAGGCCCCGGTGGCCACCATCGATGCCGGCGAGCTTGGCGCGCACGTATTCCAGTCCGGCTCGAGCGACCCGCCGCCGGCGCGTGAGGCCGAGATGATCCCGGACGTCGAGGCGCCTGCGGAGCTCACGCTCTCCTATGTAGATGCGGCCGCCAACTACGACGTGGGCGTGAGCACGGCACGCCGCCAGGCCACGCAAGCGGGCGCGCCGGCGCGCATCGAGCTGCCGATCGTGCTCTCGGATGCCGAGGCCGGCGCCATCGTGTGGGCGAACCTTCTGCACGCGCACGCCGCGCGCAACTCGCTCGCGATCAAGCTCACGCATGCCTACGAGCATCTGGAGCCATCGGATGCGATCCTCGTGCCCTTTGCCGACGGCGAGCTGCGCCGCATGCGTATCGACAAGCGCACAAGCGCGCGGCCGCTCGTCGAGCTCGAGGGCGTGATCGAGGACGTCTCGTGGGTCGACGTGCGCTACGGTGGGACCGGCCGCGGTGCCGCGCCCGCGCAGGTCGCACCGAGCATGCTCTCGACCAGCGTGCTGGCGCTCCTCGATCTGCCGCCGCTGCGGCCCGAGGACGATGCGCTGGTGATCTATGGTGCGGTGGCGCCGGCCAGGGCGGCGGATGCGTGGCCAGGCGCCGCGATCTACAAGTCGGTCGACGGCGGCGCGAGCTATGACTCGGTGCTCGCAACGCGCGGGCGCGCGACGCTCGGCGCCACCACCACAGTGCTGGGCGACTGGAGCGGCGGCAATCGCTGGGATCGCGCGGATACCGTGCGCGTCGCGTTGACTTCCGGCACGTTCAGCTCGGCGAGCGAGCTCGCCGTTTACAACGGCGCGAACGCGGTGGCGATCGGTGACGAGATCATCCAGTTCGCCAACGCTGTGCTCGTCAGTCCGGGCGAGTGGGAGCTCTCGACGCTCTTGCGCGGTCGCATCGGCACCGAGCGCGCGATCGCGGGCCATGCTGTGGGCGATCGCGTGGTGCTGCTGTCTCCGGCGCTGCGGGCACTCGCGCTGCCCGCCGGTGAGCTCGGCGCCGCGCGGCTCTACAAAGCGGTGACCGGTGGCCAGCCGATCGCGGATGCGCCGTCGCAGACGTTCGCAGCTGCCGGTAACAGCCTGCGGCCGCTCTCGCCGGTGCGCATCCGTGGATCCCGCTCCGGCGGTGACCTGACGATCACCTGGGTGCGCCGCGCGCGCTTGTACCGGGGCTGGCACGTACCGCTGGATGAGCCCGTCGAGGCGTACGAGATCGACATCCTCTCCGGTTCGTCGGTGGTGCGCACGCTCACTGCATCAGCACCGATCGTCGTCTACACCGCCGCACAACAGACCGCGGACTTCGGCGCTCCCCAGCCAGAGGGCACCGTACCCGTAGCCATCCACATGATCAGCAGCCGCGTCGGTCGCGGCCATGCAGGAACCGCCACGCTATGAGTACGACGAATCTGCAGATCCCGCTGATCGACGCGAACCAGGACCAGCCGACCACGGCAGCCAATGAGGCGATCGAGCTGCTCGATACAGCGATCGCCGGTCGGCTGGCGTTGAACATGACGGGCCTGTCGACTCGCACGCTCACGTCGGCCGAAGCGGTCAACGCCATGTTGCATGTAACCGCGACGACCGCAGCCTGTGAGCTGCTGCTGCCGGCGTCGCCGAAGCGGTGGCTCGTGATCAATGACGGCTCGCATACGCTGACGCTCAAGCGCAGCGGGCAGAGCACGCCTGCGCCGCCGACCGTGGCCGCCGGCGCTTCGGCGCTCGCCTATTGCGACGGCACGAATATCCGCAAGCTCTGACGCCACTCCCTTGCATTGGCGGCCGCCTCGAGCGGCCGTTTTCATTTTTCGAGGACCAACACGATGGAAGCACGCGAGCTGGTGGAGTGGCTGTCATTTCTCGGGCTCAAGGTCGTGACGCTCGTGGCCGGCTTCTTTGGCGCCACCGTTGCATTGACCGTCGCGCCGAAGCTCGGGCCTTGGCAGCTCGTCACGTCCGTCTTCGGCGGTCTCGCGATCGCGGTGTTCATTGAGCCGCTGGTGAGCTACTACCTGAAGGTGCCTGCCGGAGTGCAGGGCGGGATCGCCTTCATCCTCGGGCTGGCCGGCGTCGTCATCGCTGCCGGCATCATCGAAGTAGCCAAGGCGTTGCCTGCGATCGCGATCAAACGAATCAGGCGCATCTTCGGGGACGCCGAATGAGCATGCTCTATTCGATCATCTGCGCAGTCATCTGCCTGCACGCGATCGTCGATCTCAACGCATCAACGCGGCGAACCTCACGCCTGCATCGCGGAATCGAAGTCGTGATCGCCTGCTCGGCGTTCGCC